GCGATGAATTAAAAGGCAACCTGTACCTGCGGCATCTATTTCAAAAACTTTGTTCTCATCATATTTATAGAGAGGTAAGAATCCCTCTGGCGCATCTTGGAATATCGCTGGAACTGGTTTTGGATATTCACTCTTACCGTCATTAAAAGCCGCGAATACCAATCCTGCTACAACTGGGCGATCTAAATCGTGGGCTGTATCAATTAACTTATCAAAAGTTGCCACGCCTAATTGCTGATCGCTATCTATCATTAGAAGCCAATCAGATTTTGTATTATCTAAAAATTGTTTAACAATTTGATTACGAATCTTAGAAAGTAATCCTGAACCTTTAACTCTTACAAACGGCCCTAATCGTGATGATCTTGATTGGGCTAACTGAATTAATGTATATGCGAATGAACCATTTACTTGGCCTGAATCGCAAGAACCTATTGTTACTTTATGTGCGCTTTTCATAGTTCCCCCGAACTACTTAGGAGTTTAGGTGGCTTAATCGGGGGAGGTTAAGCCACCTAAACAGTTCTTAATTGCCTTCTAAATTAGAAGGATGGTGCTGCTAAACCAGTTCCGCTAATGATTGATGCGGCTAATGGATAGCGTTCTGCGGTGAAGGCTGCATAACCATAAACAACTGTTTTAACAGTTAGGTTACTTGCGCCTGTTGCCTCAAAACGAAGTGAGAATGGTGATCCTGGTTGCTCGAATAGGTGCATCTCGCGTGAATCAACCAAATAGATTTCATCTTGATCAGTGCTTAGAGTAGTTTGAACTGAAGCATCTGCAATAATTGGTAATCCAAGTAGTGAATAACCTGAGTTTCCATATTGTGCAGTGCCTGCTCCTGTTGCAACGGCGTTCATTGGGCCGTTTGCTGATGGAACTACTAATGGGCGATTTGAACCATCAACGCCTGCAAGTAGGAATGCTAGGCGGCGTGGGTGCATAATCCAATGTGTTGGAGTTGTAAATACATTGCTTTGAACTTTCTGCAACGCATCAGCCAACTTTGGATATAGAAGTGCAACAGTTGGAGTTGTTGCAGTAAATGTTACTGCGTTTCCACCTGAAGCGCGGATACCCTTAATGGTTCCTGCTGTTCCAGCACCATTGATAATCTGTGAGTTCAATGTTGTGTGCCATGAACGAATTAGATCGCCAACTACAAAGGCATCAATTCCTGTTCCACGCTCAATTGCTTGGCGTGATAGGTCTTGCTGTCCAGCGATAGTGCGAACATTTACAGTTAGCAAAGTATCATCAGCATCAGTTTCAGAAACATCAGTTGCCTGAGTTTGTTGAATTGCTGTTGATGTGCCAGTAGTCATACGGCTAATGTTTAAAGTCATTCCAGCCGCTGGTAGCGCAATCTTATTAGTTGCGAAATCTGCGGTCGGACGACCAGCCCGAGCAAGGCCTGCGGCTAAACTCGTGAGATACTGAGGAACCACTAAACCTTCATAGTTTGCAGTTGTTCCATCACGGCGTTCAACTTCCTCCTCGCGCATGTGGCGAGCAAGACGATCTGAAGCACTGAAATCTTGCTTGAACTGAGAATTGTAAGCATCTCTAATAAATGATGCTCCTGAATTTTCAGTATAGGTACGCTCCTCGCGGATTACCTTTGCACCGCCAGACTTTGGCATTGCTACATCTGCAACTGCTGCACGAACTTCTGCAACCTTTGCATCTGCGTCTGCCTGGGTCTTTAAGTTTTCAATCTTTGAATCTAGTGAGCGTGATTCCTCAACTAGGGCATCTACCTTAGTTGTTTCATCAGCAGTTAGATCGGTGCGATTCTCTGCGGCTACTGCCTCAAGAACTGCATCCATCTCTGCCTTCACTGCATCACGGCGTTCAATTACTTTGTCTAAGTAAGACATTAATTTAACTCCTTGGTTAGTTGAAAATTGAGGTGGTGGCGATACCTTGCGCGGCGCTAAAGGGTGCGCAGTTCGCTCCGACTTCATCTGCTGTATTTTTACAACAGAAATTTATTTTGTGTTATTTATTATTGCTTGGGCTAGGCGTAATGAAATCTTACGGCTTGCCTCATCTGATGGTTCTTTAAGAGGTGCGATACTTCTTAATTCACTTCTCTTATGCCCAACTAGAGTTTCAGTTGCTACATAACCATCGCGTAATTCTCTGTAAAGTCTAATTAAAACTGCTGGATCATCATCCTCGGCAGTAATGCTAAATGTTGAATCAGGTATATTTAAAACACCTTCTTGCAACACTCGAACGATTCTGCCTCTTGCAGTTCCACCACTTGAATCCCATTCGACAAAATCGCCGACTACATCAGTGGCCCGCATATCCTCATCCTCATCCTCATCGTGATAACTAGAGGTATCTTGATCTAAGAAGGTGGACATAACCTGGAAGGCTCTCATAATATATTCGTGGCCTTCATCTAAATCTGAAAATACACTTTGCAGAACTGCCATATCCTCTGGGCTAACATCTCGCCCTGATTTTGCTGCCTGAAGTGCTTTAGCAATTTTTTCTCTAGCCTCAACCATTGTGGTTGGGTAAGCAGGATAGGTAACAACTGATACATCGCCATCGGCTAATGAAACCTCAGTTAGAACTCTACGG